GATTGGACAGCGGCTCGTCCATCAGCAGGACCTTCGGCTCCCGGACGATGGCACGGCCGATGGCCACACGCTGACGCTGGCCGCCGGAAAGGGCCTTGGGCTTGCGCATACACCCCGACAAAGATTTTTTGAAAACTCTATTAAAAGAGATTGAAGAAATATGCGGGCGTTTGGGAATCGTAATAAACAAAAAGAAAACGCAGATTATAAAACTTTCGCAGGGCTTCACATTCCTAAAAATCCGCTATATCTACGGCGAACATGGAAAAATAATCAAAATCCCCTGCCGTAATTCCATAACACGGGAGCGGCGGAAATTAAAGAAATTGAAAAACTTTTCTCTTGCGGGGCGCATAACGCCCGAAGAAATTCGCGAGCAATACAAAAGCTGGCGCGGGAATCTGATTAAATACAACGCATATAAAAGCGTTCGTTCTACGGACGCATTATATAAATCTTTATTTTGGGGGCAAAAATGGGAAAATCCAAAAAAACGGAAATCGACCGTGAAAGAATCGAAAGCGAAATAAGGACGCTTCAATCAAAGCTGGACGCGCCAACTAGCGACATCGGCGACTGGAAAATCATCAAGATTTACGAAACGCGGCTTAGTGGCGAAAGCGACCCTTACGATTATGAGGAATTAAAAGCGGCACGGCAAGCAGTGCGCGACAAAATCAACGAACTACAGGCACAACTAAAGGGGGCGGAATAATGCAAGCGGGGTTAATTCTATCTCAACAGGACATTAAAAAGATTATCGCCGAACATTTTAAAGTAAGCGAGGATAAAGTCATAGCGTCCAAGTATTCATTTATTGTGGTACAGGAAACAGACAAGCCACACGAAAAGAAGATGTAAAAGCACGGGGGAGAAATCCCCCGTTTTTTTTGCCCGAATGACTATAAAGGCAGAGGGCAAGAAATGACAATCACACAGAAATTATTAACGCCGAACGAATACAGCAGACCGCAGACACCAATAAAGGAACTGCGCGGCATTGTAATTCATTGGACGGCAAACCCACACGCGAGCGCGGAACAAAACCGCCTGTTTTTTGAAGCGAAAAAAACAGGCATGGGCGGCTACGGCTCGGCTCATTACATCATCGGGCAAGACGGCGCAACAATCCAGTGCATACCCGAAAACGAGGTGGCGTATCATTGCGGCACGAATCAGAAAGACCCAGCAAGCGGACAGTTTTACACCGACTACGCCCGCAAGAAATACGGACATTATGCCGTACACTGGCAGACCACAAGCCCGAACTATTGCACAATCGGGATAGAACTTTGTCCGACCGACTACGACGGCAATTTTACGGAAAAGACGATAAACGCCGCCATTGATTTATGTGCCTACCTGTGCAAGCGACACAACCTCGCGGCGGACGACATCACGACACATCACGACATCGTAGGCTGGAAAGACTGCCCGCGCTTATGGACTAGAAAGCCCGAACTATTAGACGCTTTCCGCGCAAGCGTGAAAGACGCAATCACAAGGGGGCAAGCGTAATGTGGGAAGCGATAAGCCAAGTATTGACCAGCGGGAACGCATGGCAAGTAATAGTTTTTCTAGTCGTAATCGTGATTTTTGCAATCATTCTAGTAAAGAGCGGCACGGTGACGATTGAAACGAAACATCTAAGAATCGGACAGGCTGAAAAAGAGCGGGAAATCATACGGCGGCAAGTGGAAGCCGCGCATGATTTTATTATGAGCATTGATGGGAAAATCCCCGAAAAACCCGAATACGGCGGATATTTCACAAAGTACATTTTAGAGCGCGTCTACGACAAAGTGATTGAATGGGTAATGTTCAACCACATCACAGATACGCCCATGTATGTACAGGATAAACAGGCTACAATCTGCAATATGGTCTACACATTCAGCATAAGCGAGGAATACAAGACCCCCGAATTTAAAAACCGAATGTGCAACTGGACGGCGGAGTTGATAACGCGGCTCGTAAGAACCCGCGAAATATATACAAGGGAGAATTAAACGCATGGAAGAAGCAAAGACAGAGGAAAAACAGGAACAGAAAGAACAGCCGAAAAGAAGCAAGCTGACATCTGCCAAATTATGGGTGACGCTTTGGGCAATCGCTATGGTGTCATTTATCGTAATCGCCAACAGAAGCGAGTTTATGACAATCGCGCAATGGCTCTGCGCCGTTCCATTGGCATACATCGGGGCTAATGTATGGCAGAAAAAAATATATGAGGATAGCACAAAATGACGGTAGCGGGCTGGATAATTACGGGGCTTGCGTTCGCGCTGGTCGCTACACTGGGAATCGGAGCGACCGCCCTAAACATGGAGCGCAAGCGGCACGAACGGGAAGAAAACAAAATCAGACAAGAGGGGGCGGCAAATGCACAGCACACGGCGGACATCATCACCGAAGCGGAGAAAATCAAGAATGACGCTAATACTGGCAATCATTCTGACGATTTGCACACTATGGCTGACCAGTTGCACAACTACGCGCACGGCGGAAAGTAAGCCAGCCCCGCAATACTACCCGCCCGACCCGTACACGGCGGACGGCTCGCTTGTATGGACTTACGACAAAGAAACCGACACCGTAACTATGCCGTGGTGGTATTGGAAAAAAGTCTATGACTACATCGTAAACACACAGGCGTCGCAGGAAATCCACAAAGAAATAAAATGACTATATCAGCATGAGGATAACTTGCGACACAAAAGACACACTGCCGCTTTCCGCCCTCACAGAGTTTCAAGGCGGATTGAAGAAGCGGACGGACGACGACATAAAAAAGATTGAGAAAAGCATACATGACTACGGCTTTGCTACCCCTTTTTTCGTATGGAAGAACGGGGGCAAAAACAAGGTGCTGGACGGACACGGACGGTTACAGGCATTAAAGCACATGGCGGCACAAGGCGAGGAAATCCCCGCCCTGCCCGTCGTATACATCGACTGCCCGAACGAAGCGGCGGCGAAAAATCTGTTATTGCGCATTTGCAGTACATACGGCGAAATGACGGCGGAAAGCGTAAAGGATTTTTTAAACGGGCTGGAAATCAACTTAGAAGAAATCAAACTTCCCGACGGGTTACTTGATTTGTCGGCTGTATTGCAGAATGACGACACAAAGAACGACGACAACGCGCCAGCCGTAAGAGAAGATGAACCAGCGCAGAGCAAGGCGGGCGAAATATACGAACTCGGCGAACATCGGCTTATATGTGGCGACAGCACCGACGAAGCAACGCTCGCGCGGCTTATGGGGGGGCAAAGTGGATTTGATACTGACAGACCCGCCCTATAATGTAGACTACACGGGCAAGACAAAAGAAAGCCTTAAAATAGACAACGACAAAAAGAGCGACGCAGACTTTAAGCAATTTCTTACAACGGCATACAAAGCGATGTTTAGCGTGGCGAAAGCGGGCGCGGCTTATTATATTTTCTACGCACAAGTAAACAGCGACACATTTATAAACGCGCTCAAAGAAGCTGGCTATAAACCGCACCAATATTTAGTTTGGGTAAAGAATGTTTTTACGCTATCGCACAACGATTACAAGTGGAAGCATGAGCCGATTATGTACGGCTGGAAAGACGGCGGAAGTCATAGCTTTTACGGGGCGTTGAACGAATCAACCGCGATAGACCAGCGAAAAGACCCCGACAAAATGAGCAAACAGGAACTCATACAGGAATTAAAGCGGATAGAGAGAACAACCCCGCAAGATGTGATTTACGAAAAGAAGCCGCCGAGAAATGCGGAACACCCGACAATGAAACCCGTTGAGATTTTGGCGCGGTTCATAAGGAACAGCACAAAAAGCGAGGATATTGTTTTAGACCCGTTCGGCGGAAGCGGCTCAACGCTGATAGCGGCGGCAAAGACAGGGCGCACGGCTAGACTATGTGAGATTGACCCGCATTATTGCGATGTAATCAGAAAACGCTGGACGGCATGGGCGAAAGAAAACGGCTACGCAGTCGGTACGGGCGGGCTTGAATAAATGAATAATTGGGAATATTGGGAATGGGTAGACGGTTTACACAGGAGCAGGTTTTAGACGCGATAAAGGATAGCGGCGCGATTGTTACGATAATAGCGGCGCGGCTTGATTGTGCATGGTCTACCGCCGAATCGTATGTAAAAAAATGGGATAAAACCCGCCAAGCGTTCAGAGATGAAACCGAACAAATAAAAGATGTGGCAGAATCAACACTGATAAACAGCATTAAGCAGGGCAACACAACGGACGCAAAGTGGTATTTGAGCAAAAAGGCAAAAGATAGGGGCTACGGCGAAGAAATCACAGTCCAGCAGACAGCCGACAGCGCAGAAGATACCGACATCACAATTAACATAGTGGACGGTGCAGAAAATGACGATTGACAGCAATACAATTTTTGCAACAGTTTATAACAAGGCTTTCCGCGCCATTATGAGCCACAAAAAGGAACGCTACACTTTCACAGGCGGACGCGCCAGCTGTAAAAGTTCATTTATCAGCATTGTTATTGTATTACTGATTGTAATGTTTCCGAATTATAACGCCTTGATTATCCGCAAGACAGGAAAGACGCTCCGCCGTTCCGTATTTGAGCAAATCGTGTGGGCTATAGATAAATTGCACCTACGAAAAGGAAACGGAAAAAAAGCGGGGTTTAAGATACCGAAAAGCGAAACGGCGGCATTGCCTATAACATATACAAGAAAAGACGGGCGCAAACAGCAAATAATCTTTGCAGGAAGTGACGACCCCGAAAAGATAAAATCTATCAAAGTTTCAAACGGCTACTTTGCTATTTTGTGGGCAGAGGAAAAAACAGAGTTCAGCCCCGCAGAATTGCAGAATATAAAAATATCAGCATTGCGCGGCGGCGAAACATTCTACATCTTTGAATCCTACAACCCACCAAGCGCAACAAGGCACTGGTGCAACCGAGAAGCGGCAACCCCCGACCCTAACCGCATGATTATTCATACCACATACGAGGATATACCGCGCGAATGGCTCGGCGACGCTATTCTGCATGACATTGAGCAGACAAAAGCGACAAACCCGCGAGCGTATGAAAATATTTATCTTGGCATTGCAACGGGTACAGGATTAAACATCTTTGAAAATATCGAATTGCGCGAAATTACCGACGCAGAAATAAAAGAGTTTGAGTGGGTATATCACGGCATAGACTGGGGCTATTATCCCGACCCGTTCATGTGGGGCGAAATGGCATACGACGCAAGAAACGCAACGCTTTATATTTTTGATGAACTCGCATTGTATAAACACGGAAACGACCAAGCGAGCGCGGCACTTGATAAGAAGCTGAAAGCCAAATACACGGGCGAAAACGGCAAACCGACATACAACTACATGGACGACTACATAACGGCAGATAGCGCAGAGCCTAAAAGTGTAGCCGATTTTCACGCTTACGGCTGGAACATTCACGGAGCGAATAAGGCAAAGCTGGGCGGTACGAAATATTTAGACGCGGGCTTTAAATGGCTTCAATCACTAAAGAAAATTGTAATTGACCCCGCCCGTTGCCCTCATGCCGCCGACGAGTTCACGCTGTACGAGTACGAAATAGACAAACGCACGGGCGAAATAATGACAGGCTACCCGCAGGGGCAACCCGACCACTATTTAGCACTAACCCGCTACGCGCTAGAACCAGTGTGGCGACACGCGGGCGAGTAGCAAAAACACCGCCTATAACGCGCTACAACCAAGATTAAAACTTCTTTGTGGCGAAAATAGGGAAAAGTATCGACCGAGCAAAAAATAACGCAATACGGGCGATTTTTCCGCAGAATGACTATAACAGCGAGGGCATAAAATGTTTGAGAAAATAAGGGGCTTTTTTATGAACATTCTAGGATTGTTTCACAATTATTCACTAAAGGAAATTACGGGCATTGACACAAACCTTTCAAGCGAAATGTATAACGCTATTGAATTGTGGTCGAACATGGCAAGCGGCAACGCGCCGTGGAACGAAAAAGCCCCGCCATGCGGAGTATTGGAGCAGATAGAGGGGCGGCTTGATATGCTCGTTTCCCGCGAAATCGGGCTGGAAGTAAAAAACGAAGCCATTAAAAGCGCAATGGAACACATCGACAAGAATGTAGACAAGATTGTAGACTACATCGCGCTTATAGGCGGGTGCATTATACGCCCGATTTACACCAACGGCAAATTACAGTATGAAACGCTCCCGCTGGGTAACTATCTGCCGATTGCATACGACTTTGACGGAACGCTTACGGGCGCATTGATTTTGAAGCAGATACAGAACGGCTCTAAAAAATGGCTACTTACCGAAAAACACACCTACGAAAACAAAACCCATACCGTAGAATGTTCATTGTACAGAAACGAGGGCGGCTCATTGCGTAAAACGGATTTAAGCGACTGCCCGCAGACCGCAGACATAACGCCGATTTACGCGTGGGAAAAAGTAGCGTTCCCGATGATTATAGAGTTCAGAAACCACGCCGTAAACAAGGTAGACGGCTCTAATGTTCCCGTTCCCGTAATCGCGGGCGCGGAAGATTTGATTAAGGACGCAGACGAACAGTTTGAGCGCATGAACTGGGAACAGAAAGGCGGCGAAATGCGCATATTTGCCGACCGTGATATGTTCGCAAAACGGCAGAAAAGGAACGGCGAAGCGACAGGCGTAAAAATGACACCCGAACTAAACCGCCTTTTAGTACAGGTCGAGGGAAGCACCGAGGGGAAGAAAATTACCGAACACGCCCCGACACTACGGACAGCCGCACAAAATGAAATGTTCCAGCAGATACTGCGCCGCATTGAATTGACCTGCAATTTAGGCAAGGGAACAATCAGCGACATGGAGAGCGTACAGCAGACCGCGACACAGTACAGCGGCGGACGAAGCGAACTTTACGCAATCGTTGACAAAATCGAGGACGAAATAGAAACAAAATACCACCACACGGCGGCAGTATTGGCGCACATGGCGGCGGCTTACGGAATCGGCGCGAACAACGCAAACATAAAAGTGACATGGAACAACGACGCGACCCGTAAAGATGAAACGGCGGCTAAACAAATGGCATTGCAGGAAATCAGCGCGGGCGTAAAAAACAAATGGGAATACCGCAAAGACTTCTACGGCGAGGACGAAGCACAGGCAAAGGCAAACGCGCCAGTAGAACCAACACCCGCAGACCCTTTTAATTTTGGAGCGTAGAAAATGGCAAGAATGAACAAACAGAAAAAGGAAATCACAAAGAATGACCGCGCCGTATTGGACGGCTTGCGCCATGCTATCAATCATTACCCATTGCGCCGCCGCATAGTTTTTGCATGGCGGATTTTGCGGGGCAAGTTCTAAAATGCTATCGCCGCGATATTTGGACGGTTTGTCCGATGAAATCATAGAAATCTACTCACAGCTTGAAACCGACATATTGCAGGATATGGCGCGACGATTGGCACGAATCGGCAAAGTAACGGACGCTACAAAATGGCAAGCGCAGATGTTAGCAGAAGCGGGCGGGCTTAAAAAGAACATCGGGCGGATTTTGGCAAAATATGACAAGGCAATAGTAAAGCAGATTAAAGACACATTCACGGACGCGCTGGAAACAAACGCAAGGAACGACAACCGTATATTTAAGGCGGCAACAGGGCGTACCGTTTCCGCACCGAACGCCCAGCAAATGCTTTCGACAATCCAAAAATGTCACAGCGATTTATCACGGCTCACGCTTACCACGGCGGCAACGACAGAAACGCAGTTCGTGCAACAGGCTAACCGCGTATATATGCAAACACAGTCGGGCGCGTTCGATTATGATACCGCAATGAAAAACGCGGCGGACGAACTAAGCAAGCGCGGAATAACTACGGTTCACTATGAGAACGGGCGACCCGTTACCCGCTCCATAGAATCAGCCGTCCGCATGAACATACTGACCAGCATAAACCAAACGGCGGCAAATCAGACTTTGAGCAACGCGGAAGAATTGGGCGTTGAGAAATTCGAGGTAACGGCGCACATCGGAGCGCGACCCGAACACGAAGCGTGGCAAGGCAAGATTTACACCAAGCGACAGCTTTACACCGTTTGCGAATTAGGAAGCGTTACGGGATTATGCGGCATAAACTGCAAGCACTCATTTTATCCGTATTTTGAGGGCATGGAAGAACACTACACGCAAGACGATTTAGACGAAATGGCAAGCGAAAAAGTGAACTTCAACGGGCAGAAAATGACACGCTACGAGGGCGAGCAGAAACTGCGCGGAATCGAGCGGAATATAAGGCACTACAAGCGCGAAGCACTGACACAGGAAGCGGCGGGCGTAGACAACACGAAAGCACGGCGGAAACTCGGCGAATGGCAAGCGGCGGCGCGTGATTTTACCAAGCAGACGGGAATAGCCCGCGACAACGCGAGGGAATATGTAGGAACGAGGGGAAAACAGCCCCGCAGGATTAAAACCGAAGAAAAATGTTGTAATCGAGCCAAGCAAAATAAAGGCGGAATATAACGACATTCTTAAAAAGTATAACGGCGATACAAACGCGGTTATAAAAAAGGCTACGAAATCGGAATTAACCACCGTAAAGGCATACAACCAAATTATAAACGACAAAAAGAGCGAGGATTATATAAAACTGTTCAACGCTCAATCGGTAGACACGAACGCATTAACTGAAACGCTCCAAAAGACTACGAATGTAGAACAGCGTGACGCTTTCAGAGAATGGACTAGTTCAGCATACCGCCCAATAAATGCGTATTACCGAAGCGGAACACCGACGGACGAGGGATATAAAAAGACAGGGCAAATAATACATGATTATCTCAATAAGTGCGAATATCCCGAAATGTATGTAAGGCGCGGGGCTGATTATGAATATGTAACAAAGATATTCGGCTCGGACGAATGGAAAAAGAACCCGCAATTATTGCTACATTCGGAACTGACGGACAAAGGCTTTCTTGCAACAACGCCGTCAAAAACGGGCGGCTTCAGCGGCGAAGTAATGTTATATTATAAAGTTCCCGATAAATCAAAAGCGGCATATATCGCGAGTTTGTCATACTACGGACATGAACAAGAAACTTTGTTTATTGACAATACAAAAGCAATAATCAAAGAAATCAGAGTGGAAACACTGGGCGGACATACCCGATATACTTTATTTTTGGATATGGAGAAATAAGAATGAATGATAAGTTTGTATATACAGCGGACGACGCGGCGGGGTGTATTCTTAAACGCCCTAATTACGAACAATGCAAAGACTGCGTTTATAATTACGATGAAGAGCCGTTTCATTGTTTGATTTTCGAGGATTTTAAACCAGCCGCCATAATATACGACGGCAAGAAATGCAAAGACAAAAGAACGGAGTAAAACAGCCCCGCAGACGCGCTACAACCAAGTTTAAAACTTCTTTCTAGCGAAAATCGACAATTACCCGACCGACACGAAAAAACAAGTTTAAAACTATATTTTTCAAAATCAGCCCTGCACCACTGCGGGGCTTTATTTTTGCCCGAATGACTATAAGGGTATGGCAAACGACGGCGAAGTAAACATAGGAACGAAAGTAGACGAAAGCGGGCTAGACAAAGGCTTGCGGAGCGTCAAGAACAAAGTAAACAACACATCAAAAGACCTCAACAAAGGCGCGAAAGCTGTAAACGGATTAAAAACCGCTTTTAATGAAACAGGCGGAGCGGCGGCAGGGTTCGCTAGCAAAATGGGAAGCGTTGCCGCAAGCGGCGGCGGGGTTGCCGTAGCAATTACGGCGGCGGTAATGGCGGCTAAAAAATACATTGAAACTCTGAAAGAAGCAGACGAAGCCTATAAAGTGCAGATTAAGGCGGAAAAAGCCCTGCAAAAAGCGGCGGACAATAACCCGTACCTTAACGGCGAGAGCGTACACCGATTAAAGGAATATGCAAGCACAATACAGAGTTTCAGCAACTACGGCGACGAGGGAACAATAGACATAATGGCACAGTTAGCCAGCACAGGGCGCACGGAATCCGAGATTATGAAGATAATGGGCGCGGCGGCAGACTATGCGGCGGCAAAACATATAGATTTGAAAACGGCGGCGGAATCGCTCAATTCCACATACAGCGGCATGGCGGGAACTATGGGGCGGCAGATTGCCGACATTAAGGACTTGACCGACGAGCAGTTGAAGAACGGCGAAGCAATAGATTTAATTGCAAGCAAATACAAAGGGTTTGCACAGGAAGCGGCGGACAGCGGCACACAGGCAAAAAACGCTTTCGGCGACTTCATGGAATCGCTGGGAAGATTGGCAAACCCGACATTTGAAGCATTGAACCAAAAAGCAAAAGCATTTTGGGAGTCAATGACAAGCCACATGGACGGCTTCAACAAGGCACTTGAAAAAGCCCGCGAAACATGGGTAATCGGCGGGGATTATCAGTGGAGCAAAGACTTTGTTAAAGGAATAAACGAAAACTTAAAGAGCGTACACCCGACTAAAAAAACAATGTACCTTGAAGATAACGCGGAAAGTTTGAGCGATGAAAATATACGCCACATTACCGTTTATCTTGAAGCACAAAAGAAGCTGAACGACAATGAGCGCGAGTTTTTACAGATTTTGAAAGATGAAAAAACACACCGCGAAAACAGGGCAAAAGCCGCCGCAGAATATACGCAGTATTTGGAAAAATGGCGTGGAGCAAGCAAAGAAGAATTGCAGACGCGGCAGAAAGCCCTGCTTACAACCGAATATAATTTACAGGAATTAAAAGCCGTAAATGATGTACTGAAAGAAGTTGAAAAACAGGAACAGCGAAACCAAAAGGAAGCGCAGAAAACAGCGGACGACTACGCAAAAGACAGCAATAAGAAATTACAGGCAAGCCTTGAAGCGTTGGAAGTTGAAGCACGGGCAAAAGGGCAAGCAGTAAGCGCACAAGACAAATACAATGTATATCTGCAATCATACATTGATTTACTCACCAAAACAGAGGGAGCAATCAAAGAGGGCTACCCCGTAGAACAGAAACGCCTTGAACAATTACGGGAAGCAAAAAAAGCCGTAGAAGAAGCGGCGGACGCAGAAGAAAAACTAGCCGCCGCAATCAAGCTGACACAAGCGGCAACGGACGCACTCAACAGCGCAAACCGCCATTTGACACCAGCGGAAGAACTGGACGCGGAAATAAAACAGCTTGACGACATCAAAGCAAAAATCGAAGCCATGAGCGACGCGGAAATAGCGGCGGCACAGGCTGGAGCGGAAACACAGCTTTCTAAATCCCAGCTTATAGCGGGATTGAACGAAGCGGAAAAACAGGCAACGCTTGCGAAAGTAGAAGCAATCACCGCGACGGAAGAAAGCTGGTGGGATAAATACACGAACCAGCAACAGCAACTTTTAGAGATGAAAAAAGCCGTTGACGAAAGTGAGGTATTGAGCGAAGAAGAAAAAGTCAACGCGCTAAAGGCTATTGATGAATCATACAGCAAGAGCAGAAAACAGCAGTTTGCAGATTTGGCGACACAGATTAAGGGCTACGCCGACCAAGTTGTAGATATTACGAATCAAGCCGCTAACCTCATGCTCGAAACTTCCAAGAATGAAGCGACAGCAGAACAGGCGGAACTTGAAACGAAATACCGCAAGGGTGAAATATCCGAAGAAGAATATAATAAAAAGGTTGCGGAATCGAAAAAGAAAGCCGCAAAAGAACAGTACAAAATACAGATGTGGCAGTGGGGCGCAAGCATTTTACAGGCTACGGCAAACATTGCGCAGGGTATTTCTATGGCAATCGCACAGGGCGGCGTTGCTGGATTGATTACGGGCGCATTAGTCGGAGCGGCGGGAGCGGTTCAAATTGCGTCTATCATTGCCAGCAAGCCGACCCCGCCAAGTTTCAGCACGGGCGGCATTATCGGGGGAACATCGACACACGGCGACAACATAGCGGCAAACCTTAACAGCCGCGAAATGGTAATGAACATGAACCAGCAAAAGGCGTCGTGGGATTTTATCAACGGCGGAAGCAAAGGCGCGGGCGGCGGCACAAACATTGTTGTACACAACAGCGCGTCAAACCTCGTAACTGCACAGCCGCAAATCAGCAAGGACAAAATAGAATTGCTGATTGACGCTCGCGTAAACGACAGCCTTAAAAACGGACGCTACACCAACGCTTTGAATATGGCACAGCAGGGAGCGGCGGGCGATTATTACGGAATCTAAAAGAAAAGCGAAAGCGTACAGGGGGCAGATATGGCGCAGAATTGGTGCGAGTATGTAAACATGGATTTTTACGGGCAGGACGGCGGATATAAAGAGAACACCGAAAAGGTAGAGTTCAAGAGCGGGCGCGAAATATCATATCTAAAAAACAGCGTACCGAAGAAAACGCACAGCCTAAACCTGCGGTGCAAGGATAAGGGAACGCCGAAAACGGACGGCAAAACAGAATTCGAGTGGTTCTTGTACTGGTTCGAGAACACCGTAAAAAGCGGAACAATCCCGTTTTATCTAACCGACATCGTAACTGGAAGCGGAACGAAACTTTATAAAATCGAAGTAGACGGCTGGACGGGGCAGAAATACAAGGAAATCAGCATAAAATTAAAAGAGGAATAGGCGCATGAATATTTACAGGCAACTAGCAGAGGGCGGCGGCTACAATCTACCGTATTTGGTGCATTTGTACAGCCCCGACGGAGCAACGCGCATTTATCTGATTAACGACAATCAAGATATGACCTATGGCGGGCAAGTTTATTCTGCAAGCAATTTTACATACACCCCGACAACAGATGGCGAAGCAACATTTAATGTGGAACTGGTAGAACACGACGAAATAATAGAACTGCTGGAAGATTGCTATTATTTCCGCGTAGATGTAATAGGCGTATTTAACGGCGACGAAGTAGAACCTATTGCGGTGTATAAACATAAATACGGTGAAGCGACATGGAGCGGCGCAAAGCTGGAAATGAAGCTGAACAAAGACGACAGGGGCGGCATGACATTCCCAGCATTGATTTTTAATTCTTACAACAACAGGGGGAACAATTAAAAATGAAATACGATGATTTATTGAATATCCCATTTAAGAAATTCGGGCGCGACAAAAACGGCTTTGACTGCTACGGTGTAGTAATGGAATGTTGCAAGCGGGCGGGAACGCCGCTAAAAGATTTGTACGGCGATATTGTAGACTTGCCAGCCGACGGCGTGAATGACTATATAAGCGGGGGATTGAATGTTAGGGAAATACCCGCCCCGAAAGTCGGCGGGCTTGTATATTCAATCTACAAAGGCAATGTTCATGTGGGTTACATCGTAGAACGCGGAAAAGTTCTACACGCCACAATCGACAAGGGAGTAAAAATATCACCATTGGCGGCATTGCGCCCCATAGCATTTTATGAGGTTCTAGCAGATGAAAGCCACATTATACAAAACACTATCGAACGAAAAAACACCGATTGAAGTTAAGGCGGGGCAGACAGTAAGGGAAGCCCTGTCCGATTTTGACCTTGAAAACGCAATCATTTTAATAAACGGAAAAATCAAGAATCCCGATTACAGGCTGAAAGAAAACGACACTGCTACAATAAGGCTCACCCCCAGCGGAACGACTGCGTTAATTGTAACGCTAGTGGTTGTTGCAGTAGTAGCCGTTAGCGCGGCGGTAGTCGGCGGCGTACAGGCATACAAGGCAAAGCAAGCCGCAGAAAAAGCACAGGAAGAACTTGAAAAAGTAAAGAAACTTACCAACAAAAGCGACATCGACAACCGCCCGTTTTTGCGCGGAGCGTCAAACACATTGGCAACAGGCAACAGCCAGCCTTATATTATCGGGCGGCATTTTTTCACACCGTACCTTTTGAGCAAACCGTTTTATCAGATTACAGGAGAGGACGGCGCGGACGAATACACCTACACCGCGCTAGAATGTGGATTTAACAAGCAGATTTTGCAGACCGTAGCAATAGACGACATCAAAATTAAGACATTCAACAGCAACACACCACAAGAGGGCGCATATAATATTGACGCAGGTATTTTCGCAGAGAACGGAAAAATAGAGATTGCACAGGACGGCGCGTTATTGACCGCCCTGTCCGCCCTAAACTACAAAACGGAATCTTCCGCCTGTAATGACGAAATCCCGCACGATAGCGATGTAGAAGCGGGTACACAGGAATATTTAACCTACACGTTCAACCCATACGCAAAAGATGTAGACATTGCTATTACATTCCCCTACGGACTTTATGCAATGAACGACGACGGCGACAAGATAGAAACACAAACAACTATCACGCCGCAGTATTCGCTCGACGGCGGCGCAACTTGGCATAGTTTCACATTCAACAACAACGGAACGGCTACAAATACATTCAAGCGCAATGTTTCCACTAAAGAATTGCGTTATGTAGCCCACAAGGATTTTACGGCGGCAGACTATGCGGCGGTACAGGCAAACGGCGAAAACGCTATTTATATAAGAGTGCGCAACGGCGGCAACTCGGGCGATAGTATGATACATAACGACTGCTATGTATTGTATTATCAGAGCGTTTGCTTTGACCCCGATAAAAGCGCGGGTGAATTAGTACCGTGTAAGATTGTAGAGGACAGGGAGCGGGCTTTCTGTACGATTTTAGGCTTGAAGCTGAAAGCGACAAAGATAAACGAGGATAAACTAAAAAAAATAAACATCGTAACTCACGGCATAGCCCGCACATGGAACGGCACGGCATGGAGCACGACAAAGACGGCTACACGCAACCCCGCCGCATGGGTTCTTGAAATCGAAACCAGCCCAAGCCACCCAGCAAGCCGCCGCGCCGACAGCGAGTTAGATTTAGAGAGTTTGGGCGAATATTACGAGCATTGCGAAAGCAACGGTTACAAGTTCGACTGGACTATAACGCAGAACACAAAGAAAGATGATGTATTAAATTACATCATGGAAGCAACGGGCGCGTGTATTTATTACGACATCTACGGACGGCGGGCGATTGCGATAGACAGACCGCAGAAAAACGCGCTGGCAGTCTATAACCCGCAGAACATCATAAATATTCAGAATAAAAAGACATTCGGGCGGAGAACGGACGGACTGCGCCTTAAATACATCAACAGCAAGGGCGATTTGTACCAAGAGGACACATATTTAGTAATGCGCGAGGGGCAGACGCTCAACCAAGACAGCCTTATTAAAGATATAACGGTAACAGGAATTACAACCTTTGAGCATATCGTGAAGTATGCCCGCCGCCTTATGGCTATAGAAGTATTGCGCCCGAAAACTACGATTATTGAAGCGGGAAACGAGGGCATTTTTTACACGCCATTCTCTAAGATTTTGGTACAGGACGACAGCCTTAAAATAGGAATCGGCAAGGGCTTTACAATCCGTGACTGCGAGTGGAGAAGCGGGCTTTTAAAGAAAATCTACACAAACGAGCCTTTGACATTTGACCCAGCCAAAACATACGGAATCATTGCTAACTGCTTTACAGCCGACGGCGTGAAACCCGTATCAATCAAAGTGAGCGGCACGGGAACAACCAACGAATTAACGGTAAATACGCAGATAAGAACCAGCGCGAACGCAAAACCCGAACAGGGCAACATTTTCAGTTTCGGCGAACTGGACGAAAACGGCGAGTTTACAAAAGTAACAACAGAGTACATCATCAGCCAAATAAAGCGGAGCGAAAAGGGCTTTAATTTGGAAGTTGTAAACTATAACGAAGCCATTTACGACAGTGGAACTATACCCGACTACAAAAGCAATATCACAGAACGAAAAACGGCGGAAAAAAAGGGAATCCCAGCCGACACGGTAACACACGCCGAACTGGAAGAAACCGAGAAGCTGGCAATAGACGCGGCGAACGAAGCGGCGGCAGTCGTAACGCAGGGCGTACATTTTACACAGGTTCACAAAATCAAAGACATTCACGGAATCGGCGACACCATAGAATCATTACGCGCCGCGCTCGATGATGTTTTAAGACAGGCAAACAACGGAATCAGCGTTACCGACGACAAAATAACCCTGCAAGTAGCCGACAGCGAGCAGAAAACCCGCGCACTTATTGAACTGACAAACGACAGGATTGTAGAAGTCGTGGAAGATATAAGCGAGAATGTTTACAGCGCGATAGAGATTTTGAAAAATCAGATTATCGCAATGGTGGACGACGACGCGCGGAACGCACAGGCGGGAATCAGCATTAGAGCCGATGAAATAATTTTACAGGTAGAAAACACCGAAAGCAAACTGCGCTCGACAATCGACATGACGGCGGGCGAAATCCTAGCACAAGTTGACGACATGAAAAGCGAACTGACGGGCTTAATTGATGTACAGGCGGGCGCGGTAACGGCATTAGTAGAGGGCGGCGGCGCACAAGGGCAGATGTCGCTATCTTTGGAACTGCCCGTGATGATAGACGCAACCACCCGCGCGAAGTTCGTACAGGCGGCAAGCGAGGGGGAAGTTTCGGCGGTCTATGCAACGCTGGCGGGAACGAGCGGCGAAAATGTCAAATACGCGATTAAGGGCAACGCCAGCAATGCGGCGGTAAAAGCCTTATGGGATAAAGCGGTAGCCGCCGCGCTGATTGCAAGTCAAATTGATTTGACCGCTACACAGATAAACATAGCGGCTGAACACGTCGTTATCACGGGAAGCACGAACCACGGGCAGACAATCATAGAGGGCGGAAAAATCCGAGCCGCACTGATTGAGGTTGAGGACTTGCTGGCAAAAAATGTCAAACTCAAAAACGGCGGAAGCCTAAGAAGTAACAACTTCGACGGCACAGTAAACGCAAACGGGCAGATAACGGCAGACGGCACAAGCGGCTGGGCAATAGACAATGCGGGTAAGGTAATTTTCAACAACGCAAAAATAAGAGGAGAGATAAACGCCACAACAGGAACTTTAAGCAATGTAACAGTAAACGGATTTTACACGAGTAATAACACACCGTTTCAACCAATGGCAATGATAAATATAGGATATAATAACGGCACATTACAATTAACGAACAATAAAAATATAGAATCAATAACGAGAAATGAAACTGGCGTTTTTACATTATCATTGAAAAAAGGTGTATGGCTTAAAACTCATTCATACAATGGTTATAATTACATAGATGTTTTTGCTATTGGAAATGCCGCAGACACATTTAACGCAGGTTTTAAGAATATGCTTTTAATGACCCCGAACTGGTTAAGAAATTATGTAAACGGCAGACTTACACAAAATAATGGCTACGCTTATGTTGATTATGTAATTCTTTATTTTACGGATAATAACTCTGACAAACTGATAGACCCAAAATCAGCACAATGCTTTATTTTCGGAACTGAAAGTGATTAG